GAGGGGCAAAATGAGGACGGACTCAACTTATAACTGGAGGGAAGTCGGGGAGCAGGTCAATTGTAATTCAGATCGCCGCGGAACGCGCGGCTTCCGAGGGCCATGGATCGTTCTTTTCAAACACCGAAAGAATCTAAAATTTCCTCACGGGCCCTAACTTTGTTCGACGCCGCCTCTTTGATGAATCCGTGCATGGCCTTCTTGGTCACGCGATCAAGGACGCGAGCGACGACGTTACCGCGCCGCTCAACAGCACCAACGATCGGGGGGCTTGCCGGAGCCAGTACCGCCGACGCCGCCCTTCTTCTTCTTGTCCCAATTGACGGTTGCGGTCTTTGCCGCCGACCCACGTCTCGTCAACCTCGACAATGTCGCCAAGCTTGGCTTCCGGCTCAATGAGCGCGGCGCGAATTTTGTGGCACATGGAATGCGCTGTCTCGTACGAACCGAAACCCATGAGGCGCTGGATTTGGAGCGCACTCATACCCTTCTTGCTGGCGAGCATCAGGTGAACGACGCGGAACCAGTCCCGGAGCGGCTTGTTCGTGTTCTCAAAGATCGTGCCGGCGATCACGGAAAACCGATAGCCGGAATTGGGCGCGCACTTGTAGCACTGCCACTTGAACGGCATCGACTTGACCGCGAACACATGGTCATTGCCGCAGCGCGGGCAGCGGATGCCATTTGGCCAACGGCGGGCCTGCAGGTACGACCGGCAGGCGTCCTCATTCGGGAACATGTCCTCGAACTGGGCGACGCTCATCTGGGGCACTGCTTTCGGGCGGCTCACGGTGCGGTCCTTCGCTAGGATGATTAACCCTAGTACGTCCAGCCATACCAGTCAAGTAGCAGATAGTCGCCCCCGATACGGTGCCCCTATTCCGCCCAGAGGCTCCAGAAAATAGTCCTTGACGCAGGATTTCAGTTCGTCATAACCTGTTCTCGTTCCGTTCGCTGAGGGGTGCCATTCGCGATGACACCGCGGGGTAGGACGGAATGCGGTCCCGTGCAGGTGACCTCGTCACTCACCGAATCGGCTTCACGGAACTCCACCCGGGGATGGAAGCCCCCTGCCAGGAGCTGGCTGACGGAGATTGCCGTTGTTTGTTGTCCGGCGATTTTCGAAAAGCGTGGCCGTGAAGAAAAAATGCCGCCAGCGGAGCGCCGCAAGGCGCGGGTGCCTTGGCGACAGGGCGCCCACCTATCCGCCGACTACGGCAGCGCCAAGCGGCGCTCCGCTCCCCTCGAATTTCGAGGGGCAGGAAATGTAGCGCGCAAAATCAAATGGCACCGCGCGCAAGTTCAAATGTCACCCCGCCCGGGGGAGACCGACTAGGCGCGAAGTGGTGGTGGGCAGAGACGGTCATGACATCACCTGACTGCCCGAGGATGGCGGGCTACCCCAAGGGCTTCTTTGTCATGCTCTGGCACTAACCTACCATTGTCATCGACCCATGATCCGATCTTATTCCATCGGATAAATGCATCAGCTCTTTCAGCCATGACGACCCAACAGATGGTATCGGTCGAAGCCGCATCCTCGCACTCGACCGTGAACGTCCCGCCAGATATTGGCGATGGCTTCACCCGGGCAAAGCCTGTCTGGTTGCAGAGCGACAAGACTTTGGCGTTCTGGGTGAGCGCCGCGAAGGTGCCAGCGCTCATGTTGCTGGCGGCGTCAATGTCCACGGTCGCCGTACCCGCGATCAGCGCCACCTCGCCGCGATAGATCAGATCGTAGCGGGGCGCTTCGACAAAGCCGTGTATGAGGTCCCGGTTGTATGGGTCAAGCGGATGGTCGATGAGGAAGGTGCCGGACCCCTTCGTCAGCGCGCCCGCTACATTGACGCCAGTCGAGCTCACGGTCAGTTGCGTCGATGGGGCAGCAGATCCGTCGGCGGAAACCTGGAACAGGAGCGCTCCTGGCATGTCTCCAGATGCGCCGGGGGTGCCATTGACACACCCCACGATCTGCGCAGCCGGATCATAGCCGGTGCCGTTCCAGCCGAAAAAGCCCAACGACCCGATCCAGTCGCCGTTTTGGACGATCGACGTTCCGCGTCGTCGCCGGAAATTGAAATAGGTTGATGAGTTGCCGTTGTTAGTGCCCTCGACGATCAGCTGTGGTTCGTAAGCCTGATCGGAGGTAAACGTGCAGCCGCGGCCGCCTGAGAGCATCTTCGTGAGGGCGTTGAACAGGAACAACGGATCGCTAGTGATCTCTCCCGTGGTCGTCCCGAACGGTATTTCGTACGTCCCGAGCTGTGGGTCGGTAGTGACATAGCGTCCGCCGGACGACACGATCCCAGGTAAATCTCCAGGCAGAGTCGTCTCGCTGCCACTCATGCCGACGTCGATCACACCGCCCTTATGGGCGACATAGCGGCGCCCGGTTGCGGCGCCAGAATATGTGAGATTCACCAGAGACTGCTGACCCCCAAGAGACGCTCCGCCGAAGTACGCAGCGAAGTGCGGCGTCCCAGACAGCGTGATCGTGATTGGATTGGTAAATACATGAGCGCAGCCATCGGTGTGGAAGTGACCAATTGCCCCGCCGCTGATCTGATAGTCTACCCACGCAAAGGCCCGCGAGCCCGTACCAACGTCGATGTGAAAGCCGGCGCACGCTCCGAATGTCAAATTCCCGTACCGGACAATCGCGCCGTACTGCAGCAGTAGGCAGTCGCCGGATCCGGTCGTGCTTAGTTCAAACCCGTCAATCGAAACGATCGCGCCGTATATCGACGCGCAGTTGCCGTTTGAGACGGATATCTTGCAGTTCGCTGGCGTCGTCGCGTTTCCGACGATCCCGAAATTTCCGACATTCAGCATCTGGCCCGTGACAAGAAACCCTTCCGAGTATGTCCCATCCGCGACGATGATCGAAACGTCATGACCTCTGCAGTCGAGCAAGAGGGCTGCATCTATAGCACGCTGGATCGTTTTGAAGGGACTGCCGGAACTCAGCCCATCATTGCTGCTGTCGTTGCCAGACCCGGCCACATAATAGGCCCGTCCAGCCGACAACGATTCGCGAACGCCGGTCGGAGACCACGCGTGTGTTGCCGGATTGAGCGTCCCGAGCAAAATGTCCGACGTCCCGTCGAAGAAGTAGACCTCCCAGGCAGTGCTAGAGACGGTCTTGATCCAGTGACCTTCGCCGAACGACGTGACGGCAGACGGCCGAGAAGCCGCGCGCACGAAGTTGTAGAGCCTCACAGCCGTTGAGCGCATCAGGCTCAAAATCTGATCGACCCAGGTCGTGACGGTGAAGCCGTCGTACCGCTGGGGCGATTTCTTGAATATCTTGTAGGCGACCCCGCTACTGCTTGGCCCCGGCCACTTCGGATGCGTCACATGCGTTGTGTCGGTCACGTCCGAGATGATGACGCTATAGGAAGCGTCAGAGGTCTCAACGACCAGGATGTCACCCGGCATCACGTCCGGTTCGGCCCAGAACGTGCCAGTCCCGACGGATGACGTCGCGCCGGCTGTGACGGCGATCGTGCCCGTCGCGTAGCTTGGAAATGCGGTCATACTCTCGCCCTCATGTCCGCGATCACATCACGCCCATCTGGCCTGATCGGCCATGCCGCGATCATCTCCTCTGCGGTTGACAGCGCCCCGAGATCGCGCAGTGCCTGGCGGTACGTGCGCCAGGCCGCCCGGACCTCGTCGGGCATCGGTCGATCCGTGACCAGGTAGGCATCGGTCGCCGCAAGCTCGCTGTTTCGCGCAATCTTGATCTCGGCGATCGCCGGTGGAGGCGCTGGTAGGGCGACGACCTCGCAGCACTGCCAAGGGCCATCCTGCGCCGCGCCATTGGCGACACGTGCGGCTCGCTCTTCCAAGCATTTGTCGGCGGCGAGGAAAAACTTGACGGCGCAGTGGTCGCTGCAGAAGTGGTAGAGCGTGCCGTCACGCTCGATCGTTCGATGATCCGCCCCGTTCGGATCGAAAACCGCATCGCAGACGGGATCAACTACAGCAGGACGTAACGACTCCGGGACCACCGAAAATCCACCGCCGAGATTTTGCGGCAATCCCTGGACAAGTGCGACTTCGCTACCCTCACGCCGAAACGGACGTGCTGCGGTCGACGACTGCGAGACCTTGAGGGTTGTGGGATCATAGTGTACGAACATCCGTCACCTCATCATGACGATGGAAATCGCCAGCGCACCGGCATTGATGTAGCCGCTACCGAACATTTGGTATTCGATCGTGATCGCCTGGGGCGCTCCGGTCGCCGTGACCGCTGCCATGGAGACGCGTCGAGGCTGCGAGATGCGCACAGGCGTCGGGCCTCCGTAGGACTCGATGATCCATCCGCCCGGGACGGCGACTCCATTCACCAGAATGCGGCCGCCGACCGAGCCGTACTGGCTCGTCAGAGTTCCCGGTCCAACGTAGAGCATCAGCACGTAGATCGGCTGTCCGGCGACCCCTTTGACTGTTATGGAGTGCGACAGGAACGTCGTGTAGCTGCTGACCGGACCGAAATTCGAAGCCAGCTGACTTGAGACCGGTTGCGTGACGCAACCTTGCTTGAGATGGATCGCACCGACTGACAAATCCCGGATTCGCGCGCGGCGAAGGCCGAGACCTGTCACACCCTGGACCGTCATCGGCTCGAACATGAGACCGCCGGCCTCATTCGCATTAGCGGAGATCAGCCATTGACTTGCGACCAGCCTGATCCTGGAGGCCATCACGTCACCGCTTGTAGGCGACGTGCATGATCTCGCCTGCGTAGATGTAGGTGAGTCCGCCGTTATAGACTGGCCAGTCGCACATAAATTGCCATTTCAGATTGATGGTCTGGGGCGACCCCGTTGCGGTCAATTCAAATGCGGCAAAGTCGATATTGCGAGCGACGTTACCCAGGATCCATGAGATTATTGAGTAGGTGTCGTTGAGCAGGATCCTGTTGTGCTGGTTCACCCCTATGCTTCCGACCTGTCCGCCTCCGTAGGTGTCGGTATGAACCTGCATATAGATCGTCGATCCGGCAGGCGCCGTGACCGTGAAGCTGTTTTCGAGCAGCGTCGTGTAATCGGAGGGCGTGAGTATGAGCCCGGTTGATCCGCTGTAGGTGACGAGGCCGGGGACTGTCACCGCAGCGTTCTCAAGCTGCAGCGTGTCAACCGTCAGGTCACCGATCAGCGCCGAGCGCAACACAGTCCCGGCCGATCCAGCGACGAGTCCTTGCTCGACAATGAGGTCGCCCGCGCTGCCTTCGCTCGTCGCCAACCGCAACTGGTCAGCCACCATCCTGATGCGTCCACTCATGAGATCGCATCCAGATAAATGCCAGCGCGGCTCCAGGTCGGAGACGATGGCGTCCCGACGTTGACCTCGATCGCGACACTCGCAACGGCGCCGGAAGGCGTGGTGGCTGTGATAAAGCGGATGCGACCACCCGCCGTCAGGTCATCACCGATGGTCTCGACCGACAGTTCCAGGTCTCCGATTGCCTCTTGGGCATTTGCGATGGCCGTCGAATGTTGGCCGATCGTGGTGGTGTGACCGCCGACGGTCGTGGACAGGCTTGAGACTGTGGCCGCAATTGCGCCGTCTGCCGTCGTCCGCGCCGAGGCTTCTGACGTGATCGCGGCCGTGTTGCCAGCTACTTTCGTCGACATAGTCTCGATCGACGCAGCGAGCGCCTCGTTGGCAGAGACCGCTGCTAGCTGTGTCTTTGTGATCGATGCGGAGCTTGAGTCAAAGCTGGCCGCAAGCTCAGTCCTCACACGCTCGATCTGGACGAATTCTGCAGCATTGCGCTCAGCGATCAGATTGGCGACCAGGCTCTTGAGCCGCGCGACCTCCGCCTGCACGCGGCCGACTGCATCGTCGATGCGGCCTTGGACCGCCGGGCCGATATCATGGATGTCGATACGCGTATCTCGCGTCGTGACTGGCTTCCACAGGCTCCAGTCGGTCGCATAGCCGTTGGCGGAAATGAAGCGCGCTCGCAACTGATAGGTCGTGAGTGGCTGCAGGCCACCGCGCAAGATGATGGCGCCGCCGGTAACAACCCCGGCATCAGTGGCCGATCCGTCGGCTGTATTCGACAGGTCGGCGACTGGCCTGATCTGCCATGCGACGCCGATCAAGTCGCCATCTTCGGGGTCCTCCCACGATATTCTGATCGCGGGCCGTTTCGTGCCGAGATCGCCGAGGTCAATGAACGATTCGACGTCGAATCCTGAGACGACCTTGCCGGCCGGCCGTGTGACGACGATGCGGCCGTCCGGCAACGGCAGTTCCTGGCCGATGTCCCAGTCAAAATCCGTGCCGTCCACTTCGGTCGCCGAGATGGTCGTCTCCAGGCTGGTCGCATAGTCGGCACTGTCGACCTCGAACTCCTTCGCGGTATAGCCGTTGCGGACCGAGGTCCACTCGATCACGTCACCGGGCTCTAGCACAAAGGCGGCGGGAGGAAGCGGCAGGACGTGCTTTCTTTCGCGCCGGGAGCGGTTGAGGAACTGCTCCATCAACCGCTGCATCTGGGTGCCGGACTGCACCATGGGGGCCGCAAAATCGGCCGACTTGCGCCGCCCGTCCTCGGCCCGCCAGTCCTCCCGGCTGCGCGCAGGCGCGACGGCATCGATCCAGCCGTCGGCCGGCGAAGTGTACTTGCCGGTGATGTGATTGATCCGGCCTTCGAGCGCCATGAACGGCTTGAAGCGGTCTTCAACAGCGGCGAGGAGCGACCCGTCGTCGATCGACATCACGGGCAGGCCCGGTGCGCCGAGATAGAGCTTGTAGATGCCGCCGACCTCGACGAACCGGCCGCCGCCCGCCTTCACCAGTTCCTTGATGGTTTCGAGCGGTTCTGTGTCGAGCGTGATCTCGCCGCCGGCCGTGTACTGCGCCTCGGTTCCACCGTCCGCGCGCGCGATGGCAAGATCGGCCTCGTTCATGGCGGCAAACCAGACGTCGAGCGGAAGCTGGGACGCCCGTGTGTTCTCCAGGCCATAGAAGAACTGCCGGGCACCGTTGCCGTCGAGGATGTAGATGCCACGAAGGACGTTGTAGGCGATCACCGCCAGGTTGCGGGTCCACTGATGGGTGGCAAGATCGGTGAAACGGTGCGATCCCGATCCGCCCGCGACCGTCGAATCCTTCCGAGGGTCGTACATGGGCTTGCCGCGCACCACGAATTTCCACGGCAGCCGGCCCGGCACCTTCTCCCGATCGTAGATCGAATGCAGCCGCGCATAGGTGACGCTGGTGCCGATAAAGGCTCCGTCCCAGGGTTGGGCTACGCTGCCGAATGACGCCACCGTGAACGCGTCTGCGGCCGTCTGGCGGCCATCGTAGAATTTGAGCGCCAGCTTGCCGGCGTAGCCGTCGACTACCTGGCCGCGGTAGCCGTCATCGGCTCCGATACTGCGTTGCTGGCCCTCGACGAACACCGCCTCCAGGCCGTCGCATTCGTGATCGGCGAGCGAGATGATCTCGATCAAGTCCGAATTGTCGTCGTCACCACGTTTCCCGTAGGTGCGGGCGTCGGCGAGGGACCCGGCCGTGACCGCATAACCGACCAGTAGTGACATCGGAACGTCGGCTTCGACACGGATGTCGAGCTGGGTACCACCTGTCTGGACGCCGCTGTCCTGCTTCTGGCTCTTGGCGAGGAGCTTGCCGGCCACGTAGCTGAATGCAAATACACCGACGACGTTGAGCGCGAAGCTCAAAGCCATGCCCGCGGTACCTGCCGCAAACGCTGCGCCCCCGATCAAGGGGACCAGGAAACCCGCATTGGCCGGAATGGCCAGCCAGAGAACCAGGGCTATGGCGAGGATGAACCGCATCTATCCGACCCTGAACGCGCGCCGGGCCCATAGGAGCGGCACCTGTCCCATGCCAGCAGGCGTACGCACGGCCACGACAGAAGCGACGACCACCCCCAATCCTTCCTCGCCGCGTTCATCGACGCACATGGCCCAGTCGCCCGTCCGGGCCATCGCCACCGGGATCTCGGCGTAGAGCGAAGCGGCCGCGTCGCCGATCGACTTCCAGCCTTCCTCGACCATGCCCCGCCGGCACGAAAACTCGCTGTCGTAGCGAGCCCTCAATGCAACGGTGGGGTCGGCGCCGGTGATGCGGCGGGCGGCGTCGCCACACCAGGCGAGGCAACAGGCCCCGTTCCAGTCGAACGGTCGGGTCGACCACTCCCGATAGGCATATGCCATGATGCGGCGCGCGTTCATGGGCCGGTCCGTCCGAAATAGATCGTCTTTTCGCGTTGTCCGGCGGTGTAGTCGTAAAACCGATCTCCGGGAGTGCGCTGTGACAAGGACGCCTTGGAGCGCGTCTCGGTGCGCTTGATGGTCAGCGCGCGGGACGCGGACTCGCAGGTCAGGATGATTTGAGACTTGCCGCCCGCCGCCGTCGGAATCTCCGGGTCATCGACGACGCCTTCGAAGTACGGGATCAAGGGCGGGACCAGGGCTCGATTTGCCGGTGCGAACAGGCCCACCGAAACGAAGATCGGCCGCTGGGCCAGCTTGCGCGTGCGCACCAGTTCGTTCGTCGACATCTCCAAGCCGGAGGCCGTGATCCGCAGCCGTGGAATGCTGAAATCGGAACTGGCCGACAGGGTCTCGATCGAGATCACAGTGCCGGAGCCATGATAGACGCGGCCGTCGTGCTCGATTGTGCCGGCGTCATCCCAGAACCCGGCCGGGTCCGGATTGCCATAGAGATCGAGCGCATCGCACCAGATGAACATGCGTCGTACGACCGTGCGGGCAGCCAGAGCTTCCATCTGTGCGGTAGTCAGGCTTCTCATGACCAGTCCTCAGAGTGTCTGGATGGCTTCGAACGAGAGAGTGGTGCCAAACGGCGCCTCTGTCTGTTCGGACCAGGTGTCGGGCACGATCTTCATGTGCGCGGCCGCCCGCTTGAGCGCGACCGTCGCCCCCGCGGCCCAGCCGGCCCGCACATGCGGACGCACCTCGACGGTGAGCGCGCCGCTGCCGTTTGCGGCCGCCGCCGCCGAGCACCGGTGCAGGGCGCGGGAGTCGACGCCGTAGTCGAAAGCCAGATAGTCGCCGCGCGAAAGCACAAATCCGGACGGAAGCGCGGAGAGCGAGACCTGCAGGTTGTCGCTCGCGACGGTGGCGAGGGTGCACGCGCCGGTGAACGGATTGCCGCCCACGGTCAGGCCGGCGAAGCCACGCTTATAGGCGAGCGGGTATTCGCGCAGCTTGTCGTAGCCGAGGAAGGCCTCCAGGCTCAGAAGGGTGTCGTACCAGGCCCGCACGATCCCAGCCTCGGTGTCGGTCATCTTCGCCGTGCGCCAGGTCGCGCGCCACAGTGTCGGTCCCAGCTCCTTGGCGATCTGCTTTCCCGACCGCAGGGCCGACAGTTCGATCATGGGCGACGGCGTGAACGACAGGCCGACGATCGGCAGTTCGTCGGGTATGGCCCGCGGGAAGGTGATCAGGGCCATCGGTTGATCCTCCCCGTCCGCAAGCTCTGACATCGAGCAGCTGTCGTGCTACGTTCGTTGCCTTCATGCAGGAGGTAACGATGGCTGAACTTTCCTTTGATCGATGTGATATCGGCAAGCGTTTTGACGACCTGTGGGGATCGTGGCGTACTGTTGGAATTGAGGTCAGCAGCCAACAAGACGACGCTCAAACCTGCTCGATGAAGATCACCGTGAGAATTCCGATCAACGGCAATGAGACCATGGAAGAACTCCAACGCCGAGGCCAAGAGATGGTGGCCAAGCGTGCGGTCGAGATGGCCGAGTTTATCCTTGCTCATGACCATCGATAAAACTGGCCTTCCTTCGTGGCATCCCACACGCGCTTTGCAAATGCCGGAGACTTCACGAACGCGGCGAGCGTCTCGGCGACCTCCTCGCCAACTCCCTTCTGGGCGCCGCGTGCGTCGATAGAAAAGGTGATGTTGGGCGCCGTCGCCGGGCCGCTCGTTGCGCTCTGGCTGGAGCCTGTGAACGCCACCACGTTCGACGGCGGCGGGCTCACATAGCCGCCGCTCTCGTAACCCGGCAGACGATTGTCGTTGAGGGCTTCGAGCAGCGGGCGATGGCGAGCGGTCGCCTGGGCGTTGACCACGAACTCCTTCCCGTGCACCACGCCGGCAACGGCCTGTCGGCCGCCGTCGCCCGTATAGCCGCCACGGGCGAAGCCGAACAACTTTCCGATCGACGCGAAGATGCCGCCACTACCGGCACCGCCGGCACTGCCGGCCGACCCGAAGAACATCTGCCACGCCTGGTCGAATGCCAGGTCACCGAGCTTGGCGCCGATCTTGTCCAGGGCGTTGATGCCGGCTTTCCCGAGCGCGTCCCAGACACCCGTTCCTTGGGCGATCTCCTGGCGGAAGGTCGTGAAGGCGCCTTTGGCGATGTCGTAACTGGATTTCAGATTGTCGGTCCGCTGGGCAGCGGCGCCGAGGGCGGCGGCCTCACGCTCGATCTGGGCGATTTCGTCCTGGCCGAGCGTCTGGCCGCGCCGCTTGGCATCGAGGATCGCGTTTTGGACCGCGAGGTAGGCGGTCGACTGGCCGACCGTCATGCCGATCACGTCGGCCTCCAGGCGCTGGGCGTCGGCGCTCGCCTTGATCTGGGTGATGCCGAGCGCCTGCTCTTCGGCAAGGCGCGTGAGAACTTTGACGCGCTCACTGTCGATAGAGACGCCGTTGGCCGCCGCTTGTGCAACCTGCAGTTCGATCATGCGCCGGGATTCCAGCGCGGTGGTAGTTTGGCCAAGCAGGGAGAGGGCCTGGAGCTCGCGGGAAATCTTCGCCTTTCCGATCTCCGGATCGACGACGTCTTTTTCACCCAAGCCGATTGCGTTGCGTACACCCGCAACGCTCAACGGTTGGAACTGGGCGCCGCGCGCATAGCTGAGTGGAATGGCGAGGTCGACGCCGCCGCGAAGAGCCTTTTCCGATCCCCCACGGACCGCGACGCCGCCGCTTTGAATGGCGGCTACCCGTGACCATGCGTCTAGGAACTTCTTAAAAGTGGAGTCGTCCAGCAGATCCTGGATGGACGACTTAGCGCGCAATGTGGCTTTCTGCGACCAATTGCCGAAGTTGGCCCAGGCACGGTTCCAAGCCTCGTCGAACTCGCGGGCCTTGCGGATCATCTCGTCTTCGGCTGCGCCGCCGAACGAGACGACCTCCTGACGCGCCTTACGTATCCCGTCTGCGCCCTGCTGCATGAAGCGCACATATTCCATCGTGGCCGGCAGCCCCATCTGTTGCAGCAACGACAAACGGGTCTGATCGTCTTTTGCCCTTGCGATCAGGTTGGCGGCTTTGCCAAGGGCGTCTTCGAAATCCTTTGCGGCCGGCACGCTGTTGGCGCGCAACACGTCCGCCAAGCCGCCCATCCCGTTACGGGCCTGATAGACCTGTGCGGCAAACCGTTCCATGTCCGGCAGGAACTGGTCCGCCTTGATGCCCTTGCCGGCGGCGACCGATTGAAGCTCGCGGATGACGCGGATCGTCGTGCCGGCGGCCCGGGCCGTATCGTCCAGCGCCAGGGCCGACGATTTCCAACTGCTGTAGAGCGCATAGCCGGCGGCGCCGACGGCCACCGCGCCGAGCCCCAGGAGGCGCATCGGCGTGATGAGCCCCAGAACGGAGGCCTTGAGCTCCTTCATCAGGCCACCGAGGCCGCCCTGTGACGTGCCGATGACCTGGGCGACCTGGCCGCCTTGCTGGGCCAGGATCATGAAGGCGCTCTGGCCCATCAGCACGCCTTGCGTGATGTCGACCAGCTGGAAGCTGAGGTTCTTCGCCTCGAAAGACAGGCCCTTGGTCGCCGCCGTAGCGGCGCCCATGCCGCCCTTGACGCCGTTGATCGCAGCAACTTGCGCCGCAAAAGCTTCTTTGGTCCGCGCGATGGCGGCGGCCCCTTGCGCCTGGGTGAGCGCCTGGGCGGCCATCGCTTCGCGGATGTCGGCCAGCTCCTGCCGGTAGCGCTGGCCGGCGGCGAACAGCGGGTCGAACCGGGCGCGGACCTGGTCGAGGCCGCGCTGGCCGACCGCGCTCATGTCGTTGATCGCGCCGGTCGCCTTGGCGAGCTCGGCCTCGAAGCCCTTGAGAGCGCCCGATGCCTTGTCGATCGCCGGCGCGACCACCGCCAGGGCCGGCCCAGTCGCCGCTGCGGCGCCGATCGCCGCTTGCTTGATGTTGGCAAGCCCACGCGCCGTCTCGTCGAGCGCCTGCTTGGCGCCGGCGGCATTGCCGTCGATGACGAGGGCGAGACGCATGGACATTCAGGTCACCGCCGAAAGGTCTTTGCGGGCAGAACCGGGCACAGCACGATCGCCTTCACCTCGACGATCTTGAACCGTGTACCGGGCATTCGGTCTGCCGCCTTCTTGGCTCGCCTTTCGGCCGCCTTGAACGACCCGAAGCTCTGCGGTCCATCGTCACGCTCACGGCCGAAGTAGAGCGTGTTGTCATCGCCATCGAGCACGAAGAATGCATTTGCCATGCGTCTTCTCACCGTTCGTTCAACGCTGTCCGGGCTGCGTCTTCCATGACTCGCAGGCCGGCCCACAATTCCGGGGTGATGATGATGCCGGCGGCGTCGAGCCCCGCCCGGACCGCCGCATAGTCGAGACCCACATAGACGATGCCGACCGGCGCCATGCCGCCGCCGATCGGCGCCGTCCGCCATTGCGTGGCGACGGCCAGGAAGGCGTCGACCACGGCGACGTTCTCGGGCCACAGGCCTGAGAATTCGTCGTCGCGGACTTCTGCGATGGCCGCGGCGAGCTCGGCCATGGACTGCTCGTCGAAGCCGAATGCGCGCGCATCCTCGGTTGCCTTCTCGCTCGCCTGATCGGCCGCTCCGTCGCCGGTGACCCAGCGGCGGGCGGCCCATTTCAGTTTCCCGCGCGTGCCCCGGCGACGGCGCTGAAGTAGCCGGCCGCGAGCGCGACGCGCACATAGGAGAACGACAGCATGAGGTCGCGCAGTTGGTCGCTGTACGGGACGGCTTGTTTGCCGCCGTCGACGACGTCGTCGATCTTGACCAGCGCGGCCTGCAGAAACTCCTTGGTGCCCACCGGCGTCGAAAGATCGTGCTTTTCGGCATCCTCGACCGGCAGCACCCGATAGGTGACTTGGACGGTCTCGTCCTTGAAGCCGCCGTCGACCGGCACGTGGATCTTGATCTCGTGACGGAAGGTGGGCTTGTCGACGATCGTGAACATGGTTTGTGAGACCTCTCGTTGAAGCGTTGCTGAAACTCGGTCCGGATGCCCGGTCAGGTCAGGGTCATGGCAAATTGATCATTGCCGACCGCGGTCGGCAGCGGCGTCAGGGCGAGCGGCCATTCCGCCGTGCCCTGGTTGTTCTGGTATCCGGTCGGCCGCTTCATCTGGCAGGTCGCCGCCGTGAATGAGATGATGTTTCCGGCGACCGTGCCGTGAACGAATGAGACCGGAACGAGCGTCTGCGAGTTGGCGAGCGCGAACGGATCGAGCGTGGTCAGCGGCACCGCCTCGACCACCACGTCGATCGCCTCGGCGCGGTCGACAATCTCGATCGACTCGCGGCCGATCAGGAGGCGAGGTTCCACTTGGTTGCCTAACTTGAGCGAATAGCTGCGCAGCACGAGTGGCACGCTGTTGACCGTGAAGGTTGGCGTGTTGGTCATGGAGGCGACCAGTGGCTTCTTGAAGCCTGTGAGCGTCGGCGTCGCGCGCGCCGCCTCGCCGGGCGCGTTCCACAGTCCGGTGAACGTCCATTTGATCGACGGAATATTTTGTGCGTTCACCGTCACCTCGCCGCTGCCGCGTGCGCCAGTGAGAACGTGCTTTGTCGAGCCGAGCCAGAACCAAAGAGTCAGGCTCTCCATCTCCTCGCTGACCGGCGTGTAGGCGACCGAGGTATCAGCGACGATCGTTTCCTTCATGCCTGCGCCGCGGGCGAGGGGGCCCCATTTTGGCGCCGTTCCGGCAGCGCCCGACCCGGCCAGTTCGGTCTCGAACGTCAGCACCATGCGAAGTCCGGTCGGGATCGTCGCCTGGGCGCCGAGGTATGCCTGGATGAGGTCGCGGGAGACGTCCTCGCCCTCCATGGGCGAGATCTCGACGTTCTTGGCTAGAATCCCATTGGCGGCGCCCGTCGGCGTCGGATCGGTGGCGTACTCCGTCTCCATCTTGGCAAGCAGGATCATCAGGCGAAAACGGATGGGTTCCGGCATGGGTGTTACTCCTTCGACTTGCGGCCCTTGGCGGGGCGTTCGGCTTGCGCGTCGGGCACGATCTCGTCGGCCGGGCTCATGGTGTCCGCGTCCTGGCGGATGGCATCGCTCGTGTCGCCCTGCGGCCTGGTGAATGCGACGCGCCTGAGCGTCCCGTCCTTCTCGCGCACATAGGAGCCGCCTCGACCAGTATGCTCACTCATCCTTCGATCCTCAGTTGGTCCGCGATGGCAAAATCGAGCTGGTAGATGACCGTGCCGGCGTTGAGCGAGACGAGCGCGCCGCGGGCGAGGCGGAATACGCCGACCTCGTCGCCCGGCGCCCACCCGCACACGGCGGCGATCGTGTCCTTGATGAGCTCGGCGATCGACGGCAAGGCTCCGGCGCCGGTGACGTCGCCGGGAGCATCGGCGATCAGGACCACGCCGACGATTTCGTCGACGTCCTGGCGGAACAGGCCGGCGGCGGCGTCGACCTGCCCGGGCCTCAATCCCAGCGGCACCACGAAGGCGGCCGGCATGACCTGCGGCAAGGCCTTGTCGCGGATCAGCGCTGAGAGTTCGGCCGCGCCTTCGATCCGGCCCTTGAGGTCGGCGACGCGATCGTCGAGCCGGGCGATGACGTCATCGACGAGCATCGAGCCCTCCCGGTCCGGTCAGCCAATCTTCGACGATGCGGCCGATCTCGGCCTGGTCGTCGTCGTCGAGCCCGAGGAACGGCCGCGCCGGCAGATGGATCGTGTGGGCGGCGACGTCGACCTGGCGCTCCTCGGTTGCGTCCTTGGCGCGGCGAAAACCCTGCAGCAGTTTGCCGGTGCGCTTGTGGCGCTTGAACCGGATGGTCTGGGTGCGGGAGCCCTGCTGAATGTCGGCCCCGAACTGATGGGCCGCAGCATAGAGGACGTTGGTGCCGACCATGACACCGGAGCCGGACGGCTCGTGCGTCAGCGACTGCATCAGGCGGGCGGTGTCGATCAGCGTCTTGCCACCTTCGGCGAGCGCTCGCATGGACGGCGGCCATGGCGACCCGTCGGGCCGTATGCCGCGCTCGAAGCGGCGTTGTGTCGAGGCGACGAGCGAGGCGCCGATGTCGTCCCACATGGGCTGGGCGTTGACGACGCGATCGGCGGCGCGCGCGAACGCGCCGATGTCTTCGCTCTTGAGCTCGATCCTGACGCCGTCGGCGGCCATCAGATGAAGCCTTTCAGATTGTCGGGTGTGAGGTCGCGCTCGCGGTCGACGACGCGCACACCCTCGGAGCCGCTCGCCGCCGGCTCGATGCCGGCGACGGCGAGCCGAACCACGCCCTGGGCGATCTCGCGTAACGTGCGCAGAGCTGCGTTGTAGTCTTCGGTGATCTTCTCGGCCGCGGTCGAGCCATGCAGCTTGTAGATCGCGATCGACGCGGCGAGATCGGCCAGCAGGGCCGGCGTGGTGGCGAGCGGCAGCTGATAGCGGCCGAGCAGGTAGCCGTCGATCACCGCGTCCGTGTCGGCCAGCGCGCGGGCGACCACGGCGGCGTCGGTCGCATTCGCCGGGGGTTTTGCCCGGTCGGTGATCTTGCGCAGCATGTCCTCGCCGTAGCGGTCGACCAGCTGCTGTTGGGTCGCGTAGGCCAAGGGACCTCACTCCCCGTCCAGTTGGATGACCTGACGTGTTGGCTCGCCCTCGGGGCCGACCCAGAGAATCCATGGACCGTTGTCGATGGCTTCTCGGATCACCTCCGGCGTGGTGTTGAAGGCGGCAGCGGCTTCCGCGACCACCGGGGTGCGGTTCTGCATCGCCGCCCACGCCACCAACGCCCGCGTCAAGTCTCCCAATCCGAGGCCGCATTCGGCGTCGTCATCGACGAACATGGAGCGATTGAAGATATCTCGATCGACCGCTTCTCGTTCTTCTGCCTCCGGCCGCGCCGAGCGGATGATCCTGTCCTGAATATCCTGCGCTATGGCGGATACCGGTTTGTGCGGCTCCACGGCCACAAGCGGTCGGCGAAGTTCGGCAATCAAGCGATCGCCGAAGCCGAGCGCTAGGCTGACAGCCAGATCCTCATCGTCTGCCGCCACGACTTCCTTGATAAGGGAGCGAAGCGTGCCGCCGGCGGCGCAGATGTCGAAGCCGCGTTGGTAACTGGAATCGTCGATCCGGAGTTCGTCGTTCATGGGATTAGCACCCGTAAAGAACATTGATGGCGGTGACCATCGCGTGCGCATTGGCGCGCTCGCGGCGGATGATGTCGGCGCGACAGTCGGCGGACGCTGCGCTGGGAATGTCGGCGTAGGACACCGCGTGAACGACATTGCCGCGGTCGTCGGTGATGACGATGCCGGCATTGTTGTCCTGGTCGAGCATCCAGGGCGTGAGCGGGCGGTCGACGTCGGGCATGTGGCGGCCTCGCTGGGTTTCGGAGCATCCCCGGCGCGCGCCGCTCCTTGCGCGCGCCGGGGGCAGTGACGGCCGGCGGTACGACGGGACCGGCCGCGTGATCCCGATCGCCGCTCGCGCCGGGTGCGCTGGCGACCGGAATTCTGGTGCGGAGGCCGGATTTGAACCGGCGGCCTCCAGGCCTTCCAAGTGGATCAGCCTGACGCGCTGACCTGACTGCGCCACCCCGCGGAAACGGGGCTCCTACGAGCGCGTCAGCCGGATGGTCACGACCAGGTCGGACTCATTCTCGATGGCCGTGCGCTGGTCGTCCGAGAGATCGGCATACGGGATCTGCGTTTCTTCCCGGGTGAAGGCCCGGCCGGCGCGCCGCAGTCCGCGCTCCGGCTTCGCCTTGACGATGTAGACCGCACCTTCGAGCAGCGCCGGAGGAACGTCGGCCGGCACCGGCGGCGACAGGATGATGAAGCGAGTGCCCGCGTCCGCGGCCTCGGGGGCGGCGGCAGAATCCGCCGCCCCTTCGGCTTCCGTCTTGCGCTCGCGGGTATGGTCGGCTGCCGGCGGCGTCGCGCCGGCAGAGCTGTCGATTGCCGCCGGCACGTCGCCGGCGGTCGGATCGGTGACCGGCGCCTGGGGAGCGCCGGTCCCGGCGGTTGGGCTTGGCCCTTCCGCCCGTGAAGCCGCTCCCGCCGGGGCGGGTTTCTGCGGCGCTGAATCCTTCGGCTTCTTCGCCATGGCTTACCTCAGAGCCACGGGCAGACGAGCAACTCGGCGGTGCCCTTCCACTCGTTGGTCTCGCCGCCGGCCCCGTAGTCGGAATTCAGGAGCTTGCGGCCGGCGCTCTCGTTGGTCGAGCCGACCACCAGGAGATCGGGCTGCAGGCCCAGCGGCAGGCGGTAGTCGCCCTTCATGCCGGTGAGCGCGGCGCGCGCCGCCTTGTAGTGGGTGGCGTCGAGCGTCTGCTTCGAGCCCCAGGCCATCTGCCAGAAACCGAAGCCGACATTGCCGCGTGCGTCGGCGCCGTACACGAACTCCTTGTTCATGAACACGCGCTCGTCACGCGGATCGTCCTTGGGAACGAACTGGAAGTCCTTGCGCTTCTGCAGGATGAACGGCTTGAGCGGCATCTTGGTGCAGAGCAGGAACCAGGGCTCGCCGGCGCCGCCGTCGGTGTTGGCGACCGACTGAGCCACGCCGGCCGCATCGAGCACCGGATGATCCGTGTCGAAGTAGTACTGGCCGTCGTAACACTTCGTCGCCCAGCCGGCCTTGACCATCGCCCACACCATCGACTCCCACTCGGAGCCGGTCGACTGGCCCATCATCTGGAACAGGGGCGTGTAGATGCCGAGATTGTCGGTCTCGATGTCGTCCTTGTCGACGCCGACGGTCAGTTCGAGCGCCTTTTCCTTGATGGCATAGTCGTGCTGTTCGAGATTGTGGATGACACGGGGCCCGACCCACTCGCGCACCCGCGGCACCTTGCCGAGCCAGCCGTATTTCTGCTCCTTCGTCGACGACGGAACGACGGTGGCGACACGCTGGTACTGCGACGGCGCCATGCCGAGGCCGGTCTGGAACGAGGTCTTGAAGCCCGCGCGCAAGCCGTCGAGATTGGCGGCGTTGATCAGTAGGGCGAGGGTGAAGCCGCCGACCTCGTGCGATGAGGCCGGCTGAGTCGCGTAGGCGAGAATGCCGAGGCACGCGATCAGGCCGATCGGCAGGGCCCACTTGTAGAACTTGGTCATGGATTGCTCCGGTTACGATTGTCTCAGTGTCTCTTGGCTGCTGGGTCGCCCGTCAGTCGCGCTCGATCTCGAAGAGAACGTTGGCGACCGTCGCGGTGGCGTTGGTGC